TGTTATTACTGCAATAATCTTAATTTGCATGATGGTAATTTCTGCAAAGTTGTTATCTTTGTACCTCTAATTTTGTTGCTATTTAAAAAGTTGTATATATTCTGATGAAAGAGGTAAACATGGAAGAAAGAAAATACACATTCAAAGAGTCAGAACTTACGCACATTATTACTGAGTTGAGCCGATTTCCTTATAATCAAGTTGCTCGCCTCATTAACTACATTGACCTTATTGCTAAAAAGCAAGTTCAGGAAGAAAAGAAGCCAATTCAAGAACAAATTGCTGGCGCTATTGAAAATCCTGATGCCTGATGGAAGATCAACTTACAATCTATAAGAAAATACGCAGCGATCCTTGGGAGTTTGCTGCTAGGGCTGTCTATACTCAAGACCAGAAGGACTGAGCCAATCCGATCAAGCGGTTTCCATCCCAATTAGATTATCTAAAGCTGTATTTCAGGGTGTGGCAAAAAAAGCGTCTTGTCGCTGTACCTAAGTCCCGAAGGATGTTTCTTTCTTGGGCGACTTTAATTCTGTATTTGCATGACACAATGTTCAACATTGGTCGGCAAACTGCGGTCGTATCCAAAAAAGAAGATGATGCTGACGATCTTTTGGAGCGTATGGCGTTCATTCTAAAGAATATCCCTGAAGATGTTATTCCAAAAGACCTGATTCCAAAGTGGGAAAAGACCTATTGTTGTATTGATTTTCCCGAGATTGGATCACGGATTTTAGGGTTTCCTTCTGGATCTGATCAGCTTCGTTCGTATGCCGCATCCGGTATTCTAGCCGATGAGTGCGCATTCTGGCCAGATGCTGAAGAGATGTATGCAGCTACCTTTCCGATCATTGAAGAAGATGGAAAGATGACAATGATTTCATCTGCTGCTCCGGTTTTCTTTAAGAAACTTGTGCATGATGAATTGGATGGGGAAGCAGACGATGGCAAGAGAGCCGAAAAAAAGTTCCCAATGGACGGTATCGAGATTTGGGAAAACCCAACAAATAGATTCACCGTTTTTCAGATTCATTATACGGCAGACCCCAAAAAGCGCGATGGATCATACCGCTCGACCATGCGCTCTGGTATGCCATTATCCAAGTTCAATCAAGAGTACGAGATTTCATGGGAAACATACGAAGGTAAAGTAGTATTCCCGGACTGGAACAAGGCTATTCATGGCTCAAAAGAGCGTTTGTGGCCGCATACTGGCCTTCCGATCATTTGTGGTGTTGACTTTGGATTGACTCCGGCCTGTGTTTTTGGGCAGATTCAGGAAAATAAACTCGTTATTTTTGATGAAATTGTTACGACAAACATGGGTGCAGAACGGTTTACAGAGCTAATTAAGCTGCATATTTCAAAGACTTATCCTAATTGGAACAACACAAAAAAGTCCGTCATCATGTTTATTGACCCTGCTGGAGTGCAGAGGTCGCAGAGTGACGAAACGACTTGTGCCCAAAAGCTGTCAAAATACTTCAACCCAATGCCCGGATCTTTGACATTTGAAGATCGGCGCGGATCGGTTGAGAACTTTTTGTGCAAAATGACCAAAGGGGAGCCAAACCTGAAAGTTGACATGACAACTTGCAGAATTTTGACTGGCGGCTTCGATGGGGGTTATCATTTTTCTGAGAGTGCGTTTTCGATAGAGCCTAGCAAGGTACGGCCTGTGAAAAACGAGTATTCGCATATCCATGATGCGTTACAGTATCTTTGTAGCGGCATTATTGGGCGGCGCAAGGATCGTTCAATTCACATACCGGAACCGGGTTATCTGTTCGAGCGTTATGGAGGTATGAATGGAAATCAAAAAGAAGACCGAAATTAAAGACGATCTTGTAACAATTACGGCCTCGTATAAGAAGAGGCAAAGAACGCTAAGGCAAATCGGATGCGGCTTAACCGCACCAATTATGACTGCTACCATTTGCGGCAAGACTGGTCGCATAAGCGCAAGGGGCAGAGCCGCGAGTTTCTGGCGAAGCAGCCAATGGCCGTAGAGCAGATTTCTACCTTCATTCAACAGGGTCTGGTCGATTCTGGCGATTGGTTCGGAGTTCAGAAGGCTCCGGGCGTTACCGATGCGGTACTGACCGAATCTGAAGTAGCTGCCATTATGAAGTGGGCATTTGAAAAGTGTGAATTTCTTACCTATGTTGGAGATTCAGTCAAGGATTGCTTGCTTCAGTCTCTTGCCATTACTAAGAACTATGGTTGTTACAAGCCAAAGGCTTATTTCTATACTGAGACCAAGGAAAAAGGCCGTAAGTTTGTCGATGTACTGAAGCGGGAAACAAGGGACTATTGGTGTCCTAAGTTGGAGCTTGTACGCGCAGAAGACTTCTATCCAGACCCAAGTGGCAAGGGATTGTATGTCATTCATGAGACCTACTTGGACATTTCTGAGCTTTACGCTATGTCTGAGGGGCCGTATGCAGTTTATGATCGTTCTAAGGTAGAGCTTTTGCATGGGACTTTGATGGAGTCCGATATGCAAGCGGCTAAGAAGTCACGGGAAACGGGTCAAAATACCTCAATTAACGGTTATCGCAAGAAAGTTAAAATCAATGAATGTTGGGGCACAATTCTTGACCCTGCTACCGGAAAGGTCCGTCAAAAAGATGTTGTTTGGACCATTGCCGATGATCGTATTGTGATTCATGAGCCTACGGACTACCCGTTCTGGCACAATTCTGCTCCTTTGATCTCAGCGGCCTTTGTTCGGGTTCCTAGATCCGTTTGGCATAAAGCCCTGATGGATGCTCCTACTCAGACCAACATTGCTCTAAACGAGCTTTACAACCTTATGGTTGATGCTGGCATGAACGATGCTCACGGCATTAAGCAGATTCGCGCTGACTGGCTGGAAGATGAGAGTCAAGTTTCCAACGGTATCTATCCGGGCATTACGCTCAAGGTGAATAGCCAATGTCCTCCGGGCATGAAGGTTCTTGAGCGGGTTGATACTAGCTCGATGAGTAGCGAAGCCTTGAATGTGTTCAATACCATGTCGGCTGAGTTCTCGGCCTCGGCACTGACGAACGATCTTCGCATGGGCGTACTTCCTAACAGGGCTGTAAAGGCTACTGAAGTTGTGGAAGCCTCCCAAAGTATTACTTCCGTCTTCACTGGCATCTCAAAGGTATTGGAACAGACCCATATTGAGCCAAACATGAACATGATGTTTGCCAATATTCTTCAACCCTTCTCTGAGATTGATCCTGCTGAGATGAAAGCCGTATTGGGCGATGATAGGTATTTTACGATAGTTAGAATGGGCAAAGAAGCCCTGTTCGCAAAAGCCTATGATGGGTTCAAGTTTAGGGTTTATGGTATTTCCAAAATCCTTGCAAAGCAGAAGGATTTCAGAAAGTTTACTGCCCTTCTTCAAACCATTGCCTCTTCCGACCTCTTGGTTGAGGAGTTTATCAAGCAGTTTTCTATGTGCAAGTTCTGTGTGAAGATTATTAAGTCTCTCGATATTAACGAGGACGAACTAAAAATTGGCGAGGAAGATAAATTGATGATGATGATGGGTCAAATGGGTGGCGGTCAAGCGCCAATGCCATCCGAACAAGGCCCAAATATGCAAAGTCAGATTCCGCAAGCTGGCGCTCAACAAAGTGCTGAGACTGTGGAAAGCATGATTCCACGATCTAATTTTGGTGGATTACAAGGAAAGGCTGAAGGGGGAATGGCATGAAAGAAGTAAAGATGAAGAAAATGTACGATTCTGAATTGATGAAAAAAGGCTATAAAGCCACAAAGATTGTTCAGGATGGATTGACTGGTAAACCTCCGGTCATTGAAGATGAATGCTATTATGGAACCGAAGATCAGGTAAAATATCTGAAGGATCGGGGCTATGAAGCCAAGTTGTCAGAAGAAGACGAAGAATGAACGACCAAAATAAACTCACACTGATCCATAATGGTCGAATGGCTGCCGTAGCCAATGAGCATTTAAAAGGCATTATCGACAAACATCGTGTTGCTTTATTATCAAAACTTAAAAATCTTGCTAGAAGCGGTAAACATGATGTGGTTGAATATGCTAGTACGGTAGCCGCATTAAATGTGCTTGATGATGTTCAACTGGACATTAGGAAGCAAATTGATGCGGCGCAACAAGTAGAAAATGGAGTAATGAGAAATGAGTGACACAGAAAACACACAAGAACAAACACAAGAAACAAGAAAGCCGATTTATGTTGGGTCTAAACAATTCAACAGTGAAGAAGAATTGGTAAAATATACCGAAAGCCTTCACAATAAGATCATCGAAAAAGAACTCTCGCAAAAACAACAACTTCCAGAAACCGCAGCGGCTCCAAAGCCATCGGAACTTCTGTATCAAGATCCTGACGCATTCTTTGAGCTTG